CCGCTCCGGGAGGCCGTCCGGGTTGCCGTCCGACCGCTCCGGGTGGTCGTCCCACTCGTCGCCGGTGACCCGCATCCGCATCGACGCCCCGTACACGCCCGCCTTCAGTCCCGGGAGCAGGTCCCGGTTGTACGACGTGTCGAACAGCGGCACCTCGTAGTGGGGGCCGTCGGACTTCTCCTCGAGCACGTCGATCGGGCCCAGCACCTTATTGCCGATCTGGGCGTCCATCCCGTGGTCGAACAGGACCCGCATCGAGTCCTTGTTGTCGCGGATCGTGCCGGCGGTCGCGCCGGAGGCGACCCGCTCGAGGAAGTCGCCCTCCATCTTCGACGACACCCGGTACCAGCGGCCGAACTCGGAGAACCGGCCCGTCAGCGTCCCCAGCGTCCCGTCATCGGCCGGCTGCAGCTTCATGCCGCCGCCGGAGCGGACGACGTCCAGGTCGGGTGCGTGCGTCACGGCGGACCGTCCCTTCTGATGGGCCTGTTTCATGTAGCCCGGCATGACCGCCGTGATGATGTTCGTGGTCAGCCCGTCGGCCGACTCGGGCGGGACGCCTGCCTTCAGCAGCAGGTCCCGCAGGGTCGTCCACTTGTGGACCGCCGCGGACCACTTCGCGAACCCCTCGCCGCTGGTCCAGTACTTCCACAGCGCCGACCCGTGGCCGTACTTCAGGTCAGACCCCCGGGTGTCGCCGTCCGGTTCCGTCCCGCGCGGCGGGACGGGCTTCGCCTTGGCGGTCGTCGCCGGGGGCGTCTTGGCTTTGGCGGACGGCGGCGCGATCTTCGGCGGGGCGGTCTTGGCCGCCGGGTGGGCCTTGCCGTGCGCGGCGCCGTGGGCGGGCTTGCCGTGCCCGGCCGCGGGCTTGCGGAGCGCCGCCGTCGTCAGCGGGCCGACCAGCCCGTCGACCTTCAGGCCGTGCGACTTCTGGAACGCGCGCACCGCGGCGAGGGTCTTCGGGCCGAAAATCCCGTCGACCTTCAGGTGGGCGCCGAGGGCGTTGAGGCGGGACTGCAGGTCAGAGACCCGCTTGCCGGTCTCGCCTTTCCCCACCGGGTGCTGGTTGCTCGGCGTGGGACGGGCGGCCTTGGCGCCCTTACTGCCCTTGCCGGCGCTGCTGCCGGACGCGGCGGCGAACTGGCCGCCAGCCGAGGACCCGGCGGGCGCGTGCATCTTGTTGAACCGCTCCAGCGCGCCCTCCAGCCACCCGGCGCTCTTGGCCTCGCTGATCTCGATGCCGAACTTCTCGCATGCCGCTTTAATGCGGGCCTTCACCGACGCGAGGGTCACGCCGTTCAGCGGGTATTTCGCCGCGTTATCCGCCTGGTTGATGTACGACCAGGCCGCTTTCGCGTGCGCGGCCGTGTCGATGGGGTACTTGCCGTTCTTGGGGTCGGCGTAGGCCACGTCCCCGTAGGGCTTCTTCGCGTCAGCCATCGCCTGTCCCTCCCGTGCCGTCGGCCGGCAGTACCGCCGGGACCGGTGCCGCCGGAGTCCCCGGCAGGCCCGCCCCGGGCGGCTGAAGCTGAACGCTGAGCAGCCCGCCGTGCTTCAGCAGCGACACGTCCTGGCCCCGGACCGCCGCCACCGCCGACTCCGGCGTGAAACCTTCCTTCACGTACCCGGTGATCGTCACGGCCTTCACCGCCTCGATATCGGCGGCGTCCCGCGCGTCCTCCCGCAGGATCGGCATGTCGGCCGTGTCGAACCACAGTTCCGCGTCCGCCGGGACCTTCACCACCGGCGCCAGCGAGTTCGCCAGGTCCTGCAGCACCGGGTACACCCACGTGTCCGCGAAGTTCCGCCGCGCCGCCGAGAAGTTCCCCGCGTTCAGCGACGACCCGGCCAGGCCCTCGCTGATGCCGAGCAGCGCCGCCGGCACCCGCGACAGCACCGACAGCCGCGTCTCGTTCGCGCCCTGCACCGCTTTCAGGTCCAGCTCGGCCAGATTGCTGCCGATCACGGTGGCATCGGCCCCGGCGGTCAGGTACAGCGTCCGGTACGCGTTCGCGACACCCGCGTGCCGCTCCTCCATGTCCTCGACCAGCTCCAGGAACTGCTCCCTGCTCACAGCCGGTATTCCCTTGACTACAAGATTAGGCGTGGCACCCTGTTCGAAGAACCTGATTTTGTGTTCGGATGCGAGCCTGTCACCTTGCATTTCTCTTATCGCCGGGGTCAGCCACGACATGCCCAGGCCCGTCATCTCCGGGTCCGGCAACGGGGCCCAGTGAGCCATGTCCGCGGGAAGTATCAGGTGCGGGTCGCCGACCCCGATACCCCGGTTCGCGTACACGTAGCCGAGCAGCTCCGCGTCCAGCGCACCCGACGGCCAGTCCGGCTCCAGCTGCGACCCGTACAGGATCGCCGTCCAGTCGGGGCGCAGTATCCGCAGGCGGCCCGGCTGCCGGGCCGCGAACGCGTTCCCCGCCAGGCCGGCGTGCCACTCCATCCGGGAGACCAGCTCGCCCGTCGTCCCGTTCGCCCACGGCCGCTCCAGCAGCCCCAGGTCCGGGTTCCCGAACGTCCGCCGCGGCGTCGCCCGGTGCCACGGCGGGTTCCTGAACGTGAAACGCGCCTGCGACAGGACCAGGGCCCGGACCATCTGCGCCGCGAACGCCGGCGGGCACGCCTGCAGCGCCGCCCGGTACCCCGGGAGGCTGTTCGCGATCTCCGCCGCACGGTTCCCCGCCAGGCTGCCCGGCAGGCCCGTCCCGAGCGGGTACGACGTGTTGCCGTACGTGAACTGGCCGGCCGACGGGATCAGGTAGTCGCTGATCCACGTGTCGATGCTGTACCGGGACTCGTCACCCCGGCCGCGGCGCGCACGGGCGTTAACCCGGTCAAGGACGCCCACTCATGGCCTCCCTCGACCGTTTTAGGGTGCTCGCTGCCCGGCCTTGGCCGACTGCCAGCCTTCGATGACCGCGGAACCGCACCACGCGGCCGCCAGCCACGTCACGGCGCACGCCTTGAATGCCAGCCAGCCGAGGCCGAACAGCAGCGACGCGATGACGGCCAGGACGGCGCGGCCCGGGCGGGCATGCCGGGCGCGCGCCTCGATGCGGTCCAGGGGTATGCGCTCGGTGACAGATGTCAATGTGAGACCTTCCTCAGCGCCAGCTCCCGAAAAACGGCTGCGGCGGGGCCGTCCCGTGCGTCATGAACCCGTGCCGGGCCAGCGTCACCGCCTCCAGCGGGACATGGCAGGCCGTAGCGCCCCGCCACGACCACGCCCACGCGTCCGCAAGCGTCCGGGTCCGCGCGCCCCTGACCGCGTCGTCCAGCGGCCCCTGGCCCAGGTGACGCCACCGGTCATTCGCCACGTCATCAGCCAGCGCCCCGCACGCCTGCGCATACTCCCGCGCGCCCGTCACCTGCAGCCGCCACTTCCCAGGCGGCGGATCCTTCCCCGGTGCAGTCACCGCGAACCCGCGCTCGAGCAACTCCTTGACGAACGCCCCGGCGGGACCCGCCGGATTCAGCACCAGCACGCACGCATCATGCCGGACCGCGAGTTCCACAAGGCGGTCCACCAGCCCCGCCGTGTCTGGCCGGATAGGCTCCGTCAGCTCACCGTGCCCCAGGCCGTCAGCGCGGCGGCCGGCCACCGCGATCGACGTGGCACCCGGCCACGGGGACTCATCGGACGCCACCGCGAACGCCAGCGCCACCGGCCCGGCGATCTGCGACCCCGGGTCGGCGCGGTCACCCCACCCGCCAGCCGCCATGCTCGCCCGCTGCCCCGACCGGTCCGGGACGTTCCCGTACGCCCGCGCGAACTCCGCCGGCTCCATCGACGCCCGCTCGCTGCGGATCGCGTCCAGCGTCACCGTATGCCGCCACCGGCCGCCGCCGCACCGGCACGGAGGGGCCGGGCACAACGCCGGCATGAACCCGAAATAGGACGCCTCATCCTCCGGATCCCACCCGTCCGGCGCCGAATACTCGATGTAGGCGATGCCGTTCCCGGAATCCGCCTGCACGGCCGCGCGGCCCAGCTCCATGTACCGGTTCAGGACCACCGACGCGGCCGTCCCCGCCGTCGAGCATATCAGCGTCTGCGCATCGGCGATCGTCAGCATCGACGGCCCCAGGCCCTGCTCCCGCCGGCTGTCCGCGTCATGCCAGATCTCGTCCAGCACCGCCTGGTGCAGCGTCTTGGAATGCCCCGCCGACGACGACGTGGACAGCAGCCGGATCAGCGACCCGTTCGTAAACTTGATGTACTCGTTCCCCATGCCCTCGTAGATCCGGGCCGTCAGTCCCGCACCCGGCTTCAGCGCCCGCGACCGGCGGATCAGCGGGAACAGCTCATCCATCCACTTATCCCGCGCGTCCTTCCCCGACTGCGCGGTGAACGCCGACCGCTGCGGCTGCTCCCACCGCGGAGACAGGCACCGGTCAAGCTGCCAGGACAGGAACAGCGTTGTCTTCCCCTGCTGCCGCGGCACCGTGATCAGCACCTTGCGGTACGCCGGAAGATCCGTCTCGCGGTCGATCTCGCATCCGACCAGGGCCGCGTCACGCTGCCACGGCATGAACGGCTGCCCGAGCTTTGATGCGATCTTCGCCAGCTCACCGCCGAATGAATCCCGCTCAGGACGCCGCCTAGTCGCCCATTTCGGCGAACAGCTCGGCAAGAGCCGCGTCTGCGGAGCCGTTATCGTCATCCGCCGTCAGCTCCCTGAGCGCCTCCCGGTACTGCCGCCACAGCGCCGCGTTCGCCGGGTCGCCGTCAAGCGCGTACGCCATCGAGCGGAGCGCCTGCACGGCCGCGGCGTCGATCTTCTCGATGCGGCCGAGGCGGCGCAGCTCCTTCAGCGTCTGCTCCAGCTGACCGCGGTTCGTGGTCCTCAACGGCGCTCCCCGGGAAAACCGGCGCGATATGTAAATCGTAGATGACTGCGGCAGTCATGGCG